ATGATCCGGTGTGGGGAGGTGGTTATACCTCCCCTTTTTTTGTGCTTGAAATCGGTCTTTTTTGACGCTGGATATTCAGGTGGATATTCAAAGTGGATATTCACTTTTATAGAACTGGATATTCAAAATAGGGTTTTGGCGGTGTGCGATACAGACATGCTAAAATACCACAATTTTAAAAATACCCCTTGTTTTTTATTTGATAGCCCCCCCCTAAAAACCTATCATTTTTCACGTTTTACTTTTTAAATTCCCCAATATCAGTGCCTTTATGCCCTTATATAATGGTAGGGGAGGGGGATTGCTTGGGAGGGGGACATCATGGGGGATGATAGGGGGTACGCTTCGTTTTCCATCACCGGTGTATGGTAATAGTAAATCCGCCTACCCGACATTTGCAGTACCGGAAATGGGCGCATCCGATACATGTTTTTCCTTTTCGATTGTCATTTGCCGGATTCGTTCCTCTAAGCGTCCGATTTCTCTATCTTGTTCCCTGATGATTTCTTCTTTTTCTCTAATTAAGGCAAGGAGAGAGGATAGTTCGGTTGTTTGTGTTGTTGTAGATGATGTATTATAGTAAATATCACCTTTCCCAGTAAGTAACCAGGTAGGGTTTATATCATTATGTATTTCGATAATTTTCGACACCCATAAACTTGATATATCTGTTCCTTTGCTAATGCATCTTGAAATTACTCCATTCGAGCACCCAATAGCTTGTTCAAGTGCCCTTGTACTGATACCTTTTTCTTTAATTAGGATTGCAATCCTGTCGGAAATATTCGTCATAAGTCGTAAATTATCTACATAAAACTTTTTAGTGTCGAAAATATTCTATATATTTGCAGCGTGTTCAAAAAGGAACACCGCGCCAAATATACGAAAAAGGCATGTGATTAGCGAATTTTAAGGATTAAAGAAAATGAACGAAGAAATAAAAGAATGGCAGACACAGAGCGTGAAGCACAAGGTGGCTTACGTGTTGATGATGGACGGTATCAGCTTCAGATATACCGAAGAGACCGGGATTGTGTTTTCCGCACCTGATTTTTATGTGAAGAACCTTATCCGCCGCCTGATGAGTTGTTACGGCGTGAGTTTGAAACCGATTATAAACGAATTTAAATAAGTGAGATTATGGAAAACAAGAAAATGAGTTGCTGGGATTTTGTATTCAGTTCTGTAAAGACCCATATAGATGATTTGGTAAGACAGGCTGACAAGTACACCAAAGACATGAATGAGGATTTTGAACATTTCTTCTGCTGGTATGCCGAGGATATGTACAAGACGCAACGTGAACTTTCCTGTTACCGTGCCTTGAAGGTGGTTTTATCTGCCGGTAGCCATGATGATGTAAAGTTATACATGGAAAGCAAGATAAACAGTCTGACTGATAGTCTTCTTACCGGAAGCATCCGCAAGAACAGCACCAGTGCGGCTTCAAATTTGGCGCATACGTTGGAACTGGAAGTGAACCAGAAGATACGTGAGAAATTCACTATACTTCTTGGGATTATTGAAAAAGGTGAAAAGGTTGAGGGACAACAGTAAACCCAGCGTGACAACCCGGAAGGCGTTAAGAGACGGGTGACGGTGTGGAAAGACACACGGGAGTGCATGGTTCTTGTGCCGGGGTTCGATTCCCCGGACTCCCCCCAATATTAATCATTAAAACAAGTGAGATATGAACAAGAGGTACATTCACATTACGAAAGCCGACCGCGACTTTATCGCAAAGGCACTCAACGTGACAGAGAAGACTGTTTATAACGCTATCCGGTTTGATGACCGTCGTGGCAACTCCGAACTTTCTGCAAAGATCCGTAAGTTGGCCATGGATCGTGGCGGTATTGTGATGGTTGTTATTCCGGAAATAGAAACTTTCCATGATTATGACAATGTGATGCGTCAGTACTGTCCGAACGGTGCCTTGATAGAGCTTGACCGTAATGATGGTAGCGGTCAGGTAATATTCAAGGGAGAAACGGTGAAGACTTACGAGCATGTGATGGTTGCCGATATTAACCAAATCCAAGCGTTTGCATCGGCATTGAGATAGGAGGCGGCTATGTTGGTGTATTACGGTAACATACAGTGTATTTCTGCACGTGAGCTCATAGATGGCGGCTATATCACCGAATCCTGCTACAGGAACTGGGTGAACCGTGGCCGTATCAAGGTGGTGCGTCGTGGTGGAGGTGCTGCTGGAAATTGCGCGTTGGTCGCCCTCAATAGCCTGCCTACCGAGTGTCTGGAACGGGTGAAGGAAGACAACCCCGGTGGAACAGAGCAGGCACTTCGCCACTGGATACTCTCAAACTATGTGCTGGATCAGGCTGCAGTAGCCTATTTTTTGGATTGGGCTTCTCATTCTTCCAGCAACAGAGCAACAGACGAACTTGCCCGGAAATATGCGGTGAATGCTTCCGTGTTGAATACTTGTATCAAGCTTTATAACAGAAACAATGATTACCGAAAACTGATGGGTGAAAAATATAACTGGGACATGATGGCCACCACCATCGAGACCCTACGCGAAGACTTTGGTCATGATCTTCCTGCCAGTACCCTTCGTTTCCGCAAGAAAGTGAACGAATATAAGCAATACGGTTATGAATGTTTGATAACCGGAAAATTCGGCAACCAGAACAAACGGAAGGTAACTCACATGGACGAACGCCTGGTGATGAGTTTGAAAGTACTTCCCAACCAACCATACGGCAGTGATGTGCATGAAATGTATCTGTCGTTTGTATGCGGTGAACTGGAAGTATGGGATCTGGAAACAGGAGAGATATTCAATCCGGAAAACTTTACGGATAAGAACGGGGAACCGAAAGAACTGAGCGAAAGCACTATCCGGAACATACTGAACAACCCGGCAAGCCAGCTGCTGATAGAAAAAGCCTTGCGTGGACGTATGGAATTCTATCATGAGCAAATGCCGCACATGCACCGCCATGGTGGTAAGTTCTCCCTGTCACAAATAACGATGGATGACGTGGATTTGCCGCGTCGGATGAAAGGCGGCGAGTATGTGCATGCCTATTATGCTTATGATGTGGTGAGCCAGTGCCGTATCGGGCTGGCCTACGGGCGGGATAAGGATGATGCCTTGGTAGTGGACTGTTTTCGTGATATGTTCCGGCTCATCGAACGCAACGGATGGGGTATTCCAGCCGGTATTGAGGTGGAGCAGCACTTGATGAGCAAGTATAAAGAAGGATTCCTGAAGGCAGGTGAGGTATTTAAGTTTGTGCATTTCTGTGCCCCACAGAACTCACAGGAGAAATATGCTGAAGCTCTGAACGGTGCGTTCAAGACAACCATAGCACATAAGAACCATGAAGCCATTGGTCGCTGGCATAACAAAGGTGCACGGCGGGTGGACCAGAAGAAAGTGAGTGACAGCAGCAACCACACCTGGGAAGACAGAAAGTATTATACGTTTGAAGAGCTTGTGGCGGACGACCGGCGCGATTGTGAAGAATGGAACAATACGCTTCACCCCAATCAAAAGAAATATCCCGGAATGACCCGTTGGGATGTGCTCGTAGCCAAAATCAATCCGACCCTTCGACCGCTTGATAAACTGACCTTGAGCAGATATATCGGAGAAAAGGTAGATACCAGTATTCGTAGAAATTCCACAGTACGTGTGGCAAATGCGGACTGGTGGCTGAGCGGTCCGGAAGTGCTGGAGCAGCTGGAACCAAACAACCGCAAGGTGACGGCTTACTATCTGCCGGATGAAGAGGGCAAGCCTACGGATGTCTTCCTGTACCAGAACGACCGCTACCTTGACAAGGTTCGTCCGGTAGTGACTTACAACCGGGTGATGGCAGAACAGACCGAAGAAGACCGGGTAGCCTATACAGAGCAAAACAAAGTTCTGAGTCATTTCAGCAAATACCTCAATGACCACGCCATCGGAAAGGTGGGAACCGGTACACCGGATCAGCCAACGGATGACCCGGAAGAGGAACTGGAACTTCCCCCGGTGGAACTATCCGATGATTTGCCAGCCGAATTGTCGGCAGATCCGGAATCAGATTATGAATGGCACTCCGGAATAAGCGAGGCAATGAGGGCCATCAGTGACATGTAAGAATAGAATTAGAACAACATTAAAACAGCGTTAGAATTATGATTACAGAAGCGCAAAAACAGAAGATTTTAGCAGCGATAGCCGCCAACCGTGCGAACTATCCCAGTGATGCCAAGCATGCTGCCTCTTTAGCCATCAGTACATCTGTGTACAGTGCAATCAAGAACGGACAGACAGACAAAGCCCTGAGCGATGCCAACTGGATAAGCATTGCCCGCAAATTAGGGGTGAACCTCCGTGGTGAAATGGAATGGAAAGCAGCCAAGACCCCGACCTTTGAATATATAACTGCCCAGCTGGAGTTCTCACAGCAGTCCAGTCTGTCGGGCATCTTGTGCGACATGCCCAATATCGGCAAGACTTTCACGGCACGTTATTATGTGCAAAGCCACAAGAATGCCGTTTATATCGACTGCTCGCAGGTAAAGACAAAATTGAAGTTGGTACGCAAGATTGCTGCAGAGTTTGGTGTGGACAGCAAGGGGAAGTATTCTGATGTGTATGAAGACCTGGTATATTACCTCCGTTCGATGGAAACCCCGCTTATCATCCTCGATGAAGCAGGCGACCTGCAGTATGAAGCTTTCCTGGAACTGAAGGCCTTATGGAATGCCACTGAGCGCTGCTGCGCCTGGTATATGATGGGGGCAGACGGATTGAAAGAGAAAATCAACCGGTCCATAGAATGTAAGAAGGTGGGCTATACCGAAATGTTGAGCCGTTATGGTGACCGGTACAGCAAGGTGACTCCGGATGATGGAAAGGAGCGCGAACAGTTCTTGAACAACCAGGCACGTATTGTAGCCAAGGTAAATGCTCCTGCGGGGGCTGATATAGCCCAGATTGTACGGAAGACATGCGGTGGTTTGAGAAGAGTCTATACCGAGATTGAGAAACTTAAAATGACAGCGGAATAATGAAGCGTGCGTACAGTCCGAAGGAAATAGCCGCCAAGAAATGGGTTACTCTGCCGTGGAATGAGAAATGGAGCAAACCTTTCGGGTTCCCGGCAGAGAACGCTTCGTGGTTCATCAGCGGTGCCAGTGCCAGTGGGAAAAGCAGCTTTGTGATGCAACTTGGAAAGGAACTGTGCAACTATGGGACGGTGCTGTACATGAGTTACGAAGAGAAAATCAACCAAAGCTTCCAACGGCGTATGGGTTATCTGAAGATGAATGAGGTGCAGGGTAAATTTCGTGTGGTGACAGAAGGCAGTCTGGAGGAAGTGATTGCCAGACTGAAAAAACCGAAAAGCCCGAAGTTTATCATCATCGATTCCTTTCAGGTGGCCGGATGGGATTATCCGCAGGCTGTGGAACTGATGGAAACCTTTCCGAAGAAATGTTTCATCTGGATCAGCCAGGAAAAGAAAAGCCAGCCGATGGGTGGCGGTGCAGTAAGATTGAAATATATCTGTGATATGAAGATTCGGGTGGTCGGTTATAAAGCTTATTGTCAAGGACGCGCCATTGGAGACCCGGGAAGCTATTATGTGGTATGGGAAGACGGAATCATTCAAACAAGTAATAATTTACCAAAATGATTATGGATAATAACGAGAAGGCTTTTGAAAGCTACACCGGAACTGAAGTGTTCCAGATACTGCTGGACGGAAATTCCAGCCGGTCCGTATTGGATGACTGGCTGGAGCGAAACATCCAAAGCGACTTAAAAGTGAGAAGAGCGAAAATGCCCGGTCATGTCGTAATAGAAACGGGTGATGTCTTGTTTGCACGTAATGTGCTGATATGGAATCCAAGTTGTAAAGTAAACATTAAAAAGATTTGAAGTGATGGAAAAGAAAGAAGAAAAGAAAGTGTGCTGCATCTGCGGCAAAGAGTATGAGGGCTACGGATACAATCCGTTCCCGGTGAAAGAAGAAGGCTGCTGCTGCCAATCGTGCAACTACAGTGTGGTCGTTCCGGAACGGTGGGAACGGCACAAGGCTTATCAGCGCGGTGAGGCGACCGGTGCCGGGAAGGTGTACATCAGCGGAGCTATCGCGCATTATGACATGGATGAGCGCAAGGAAGCCTTCAGCCGTGCCGAGGAGGAACTGAAGGCACAAGGCTATGACCCTGTAAACCCTTTCAGGAACGGATTGCCGGATGAAGCTCATTGGAGAGCCCACATGCGGGCCGACATTGCCCTGTTGCTGGCTTGTGACTATATCTATATGCTGAAGGACTGGGAACTGAGCAAGGGAGCCAAACTGGAACTTGACGTGGCCAGTTCGTGTGGCATTAAAGTGTTGTTTGAATAAAATTAGTCGATATGGGAAAAATAAAAATGGAAACCGGTGTTGTGGTGATGAAGTTGACCGCTACGGTATATAGAGGAACAATTCGTGAAATCCAATCCTCACGCATAGGTTTTTGCGGGGAGTACAATAAAGAAATACTTTCTAAAATGGGTGATGAGTTCAAAAAGATATTTGCTAAGCAAATTGAGGCTGAATACAAAGGTAAATCAGTGAAGCCGGATAAGATAATTTATCGTGTCAGTACCAAATCAACGGAATGTGAAATGATTCTTAATGGTAAATGACATGGCACAGGAAGTAACCAATTTCGCCCGGTTCTACACATTGTTCAACAAGCTTCCCTGTACAGGAGACCGGGAAGAATTCAAGAAAAGCATTGTGCTGCAGTACACGTGGAACCGGACGGACAGTCTGAAGGAAATGACAGCCAAGGAGTATGAAGCCTGCTGTACGGCTCTGGAGAAGCTGAGCGGACAAGACGAATGGCGACAGAAGCTGCGTGAGGAGCTGCGGCGGAAACGGAGTCTCTGTCTGAACCTGATGCAGAAGCTGGGCATAGATACATCCGACTGGGCACGAATCAATGACTTCTGCAGTAATCCCCGAATAGTCGGCAAAGCGTTCAGACAGATTACGGTGGACGAACTGGATGAACTGGCGGTAAAGCTTCGGTCCATACAACGGAAAGGCGGCTTGAAGCCCAGGAAAGAAAAGCAAACGATTAACCCCGTGAGCATGGTATCACTCATTCAGATTGACCCTGATGCTCCGGCAAACTGATAGGATATGGAAAATAGAAACACAAAGATTTTAGAGAATCTGAAAAAGGAAATCAACCTGCTTGCCTCTGATATGGAGAAGCAAGATGCAGCCGAGTTTTATAGTGAATTGGCTGACTGGGCATACGCCAACGGAGAGGCTATGCTGATGGAAGACGAACCTGAAATGCAGGATTATGAAAACCAATAA